AGGGGCTAGCACATCAAGATTGAGGTTATAAGGATACCATCCATTATTACCTCCATAAATACTCATCCACGCAAATGGATATGGGTACTTCATGGTCTTGATTACTGCCTCAGCCATCGAACCTTCTATGATAGTCGGGTCTTGAACCGCCCGCTCATCCGTTCTATAACCTGTCCCCCTCGGGATCAGCGTTAACATAAGAGCACCATAGTAGAACTGATTGGTGTTCAAACGGAACGTTAGCTCAACATCTGCGCGGTAGAACTGGAACTGGCTCATCACAGCCTGATTCCTAGCTATACCGCAGAGACTCTTGTTAATGTCGTTCGTATAAATCAAAGTCCCGGCTGTCTGACTTGTTGTCCAAGTCGTTTCACTAAGCAACACCATGCGCTCTAAAAGCTCGGTATTGTCAAAGCATCCCACACCATGCGCCCTACCTGAGTATGATTCAGTCGACGTCTCTAGCGTGGTTCCAACTTCTCCAAAACTCATTGTTGGGGTCTGGAAAAGGGCAGTCTCTACTGGATCAGTGAGTGATTGTGGAGCTTCTGCCTGAACTCCATTTGATTGTTGTATTTGTGTCGTTGCGGTCAGATTAAACGAGCACCCGTTCTGACCAGACGGGGCCCATATGCTATTATCGACAAGCGGTCGGGTTATTATGTTCAAAGGAGGCCTCTCACTTAAGAGAGCCACCACCTGAGTTTTCTTGATGGGTTTCATCTCCCACGGACGAGTTTATGGTCTTCCCGGGACCTTGGCGGAGCTAGTAATCGGATCGCTTGGCCCCAACCATGTCATCATAGCGGACCATTATCCATCCTTTTCCCATCCTCCTTGCTTCTGAAACACACCATGCGAAGCACTCTTCATATTTTTCTCTTCCAAAGTGAAATGCCTCAACCATGACGGATCGAAGTGTCGACTCTAACACCTCATCGTCGTATCCTTTTGTTGTCCACTTGACCATATTGGCCATTGAGTCAGCGGGCAGAGGAGCCATTATCCCTAGCTCCCCAACAACAAACCTGCGTTTCAAAAACGTCACATCATCCCATTCCATTGTCATCTTACTCGTCTTCGTTGGTGACGTATATTCCATATGGTAATTCTCCCAAAACCACTTCTGTAGATATTCCATATTGTAAGCTGAATAACGCTCAGGTACAGAAAGTACCGAGTCATCCCCGTGGAAGTAGGAGACAATCCATTCCTCCCACTCTTCCTCCGAAAACAAGTCTCTAAACGCCTGCTTATGGATATACCAATTCACAAACGTATTAAAGATCGAGGTTAACCATGACCCGCTCGCATTTCCCCAAGGTCGAACAAACACGAACGCCACGATTATATGCCATGCTCCGCGGAAATTGGCCAAAATGACCATTTCTATCAACACGGAATGTTTACCATCCACGGCATAAACCTGGCAGAATCGAATAAAAGCATACAAGATCTTTATGCTTATATCGAATGACGAGAAGTCACCCGCCAAGGGTCTCCTCCTCTCCTCGGGCCTTCCTCTCAACCTCGAGTACATCCGGCCCCATTGACCACTGTGAACATTCATTCCCAGGGTATTTGGGCATCCAGACGGGTCTACTTCCAACTCAGCAACGATTGCTCCCATCTCCATCTTTGTAACCAACTGTGTTCGCAAATCACATGCAGAAAACAAACGAGTCTTCCCTTGAGCAACTCGCTCCGCATCTCGAATCTCATCTTTCAACGTCTCTTCAAACACAGCTGGCACTATATTATACTTCTCTGCTTCTCTATACCAATACTCCACATCCGCGCGTACTATAGGATGTATTATTGGGTTGTCCTGATTGCCTGGAAAAAGTTCTTTCCGTGAACGAAAGCCAAGCTTCTTGTAATGGTATCCAACGGACTTCGTCATATCT